GAGGGGAAATAAAAACTAGGCAAGTATTATATCCTGAAGGCTCCAAAATTACAATCCTTTGAGGAGTGGCGTGAAGAAATGGGAGCTGAAAAGTTTGAAAAGAAGGTTCAATCCTTTGTTGACAGTTATCGTTCAGATGGTCTTGGTATCACATTATCAAAGGCAAAGGAAGTTTCATTCTGGTGTGATGAATATTATCTTATCAATACAGGTCTAATGAGAAAGATCAAATTATGAAGATAAACGAGTTTATGGCCATTCCCCGGTTTGGGAAGAAAAAGCTGAGCGTTGCATTGTTCCTGACAGACGGTCACGTCTTTCTTGCCGTTACTCCCACGGGTTCTGGTCACTATGACCTACCGAAAGGAACAAATGCTGCCGGGGAATCGTTGAAGGATACCTTGGTTCGTGAGATAGAGGAAGAGACAGGTCTTGACATCTCCAAGTATAAGTCTCATCTTGAAGGTGTGGGAAGATTTGCTTACAGACCCGACAAGGAGATATATATCTACTATCTGAAACTTGACAAACTTCCACCAACATCCACGATGAAATGCACATCAATGTTTGATTTCAAGGGCTCTCGACTTCCAGAAGTTGATGGATATTTCTACGTTCCATATGATAATCTTCATAACTTTTTACCAGAGATGAGAAGAATAATTCAGTCCGTTCTGGTATGGAGTGCAATCAAATGAGATTGATGAAGTATATCAAAGAGGATGTTGGAGATTTCATTTCCATTCAAGAATTTCTTGAGAAAGATTGTTCTGAAATTCTCGACTTCTATTTTGACTTGGCAAGAAAAGCTCCCGGTGATTGGAACTTGATGTTTCGTTCAGTCAAACACTCTGTCTCTGATATAAAGATGTTTACACCAAGAACGGACAGAAAGCCGCTGGATATGGACCCAAAGTTTCACGAAGTGTTTGATAAATTGTTTTACAAGAAGTTTGGTTGGAAAGCGAGAAGTGAAGGAACCTTTGCATCCTTTTTTGTTCCTGCGCACGAATATGGAACGCCTTATTTTTTCTTTCCTTTCGATGGATATAAATTTTTATATAATCCAAAAATAACTGACTTGTGGGTGAAAATACCCTTGGCTTACAATGAAGAAGATACGGATGAAGAACTGGAAAGAAGGTTCAAAAAATTTGTTGATGGATACAAAGACGATGACCTGTTTGAGGCGTGGAGAACAGGTTGTGAGATTATGTTCAAGTGCAGGCATTACTATCTTGTCAATACCCGTTGGTCACGCGAGCTGAAAGAGTTTATATACGAAAAATCCCGTCGATGACATCTCCTTCCTGAACTACGATGTCTCTGACATCGAAACCTTCCTTGTGATAATGTCTTTCTCTCTTGATGCCGTGGTCGTAGAGATATTTCACATCATCGAAGATGTCGAAGATATAAGCACCGTCCTTTTTGGTTTCATGCTGTCGAAGACCTCTACCAATGGATTGAAGAACTCGAATCTTACTCTTGTATGGACTCGCAAGGACGATATACTTGAGTGACGGAATGTTGATTCCCTGCTGGAATATGCCATAGGTAGCGATGAGGACGACATCTTTCCTGACCTCACACTCCTTTCGCCAGAACTCTCTTTCCTCGACTTTCGATGCTCCATACAGAAAGATGATATCTTTTCTCTCTATGTTCTTTTGAAGATAATCTTTCAGAACTTCCCCTTCCCTTTCTACCATACCGACGAGAAATAGAATGTTTCCATCAACCGATGATGCGATTTCTTTCAGGACGTTGAGCCGGAAAGGATTCTGGAATATCAGTTCCTTGACCTCATCGTAGGTTCCAGAGTATTCATTCTGATACTTGACATCAACAACGATGATATTTGCCTTACTGATATATCCTTCGTTTCCGAGCTGTCCAGCACCATACTCACGAATGACAGGTCCGATGAATGACTTTACATTCCAGTTATCCACCTTGGAATCTGGAAGTGTTCCGGTGAACCCCAACCTGTAGGTTGCGTTTGTTGTCTTCTCAAGAATTTTCTTGACCTCATAAGCCTTTGCACCGTGGGTTTCATCGCAGACGACGCAATCAAACTCCGGTAGTATCCTATGATTCTTACTCAAGGTCTGCCAAGTCGAGATGACAACCATACGGTCAAAGTCTTTATATTTTTCATATACTCTTCCCAACATTGATTCCTTGAAGTATCCATACTCCAACATATCGTTGTAGAACTGTTCGACAAGGCTGATGGTGGGAACGATGATGAGGGCTTTTTTACAGACGTGATTCTCAAATAGGGTCTTTATGATGTAGGATATAATCAGAGATTTTCCACTTGCAGTGGCTGCACGAATGATACCTTTCGTATAATGAAGTGCGGATTGAATACAGTCGTCCTGATAGTAGTGGGGAACATGCTTCAGGTTGTATACTGGATGAAGCTCTTTTCCTTTCAACATACGGAGAACATCTTCCTCTATTTTGAGTTCAAGGTTTTGATATTCTCTTTTGTGGAACCGTATCAGGTCAAGAAGAAGTCCGTAGGGTAGGGTTCTCTTTGAGAGGTTCAACATTGACACTTTTCCATCCCAGCCCGTGTTTTTGAAGGCCGGCATGTGCATGAATCCCTCTACATAGTCAGAGAAATAATCCCTCACATCACGAAGATATTGGATATTGTCGGTGTTTATTTGGATATGTAGAGAATCGTATTTACAAATTTTTATCATTTTTTCTTTTCTGCCACCACAATTTTATAGCCTTACTTGTTATCTCATTTTGTTCTTTTGTATGTTTTCTGCCTTTCAATGACCTTCTTATTTTATCTTTTTGTTCTTCAGATAATTTTTTACCTATATGTGACATACTCATTTTCATTCTTTGCTCGACGGTTCTTTTTCCTGTTGATTTTCCTCTCAGCTTTGAAACTCTTTTTTCTATTGTTTCTGGTGATTGTTTTCTTCCAATAGCTTTTTGTCTCATTATCTCTTTTGATTTTTCAGATACAACCTTTCCTTTTGCTCCTTCACCACCGATGGTAAAGTTATAACCAAATGGATGTTTCGTATTATAATACCAAATGTAAAATTTTTCTTGTTCATCCATTTGTTTTTTTTGATGCGCATTTACATAATATGATATACTCAAAATTCTCAACACCATATTTTTTTATGGTGTTTGTTATATATCTATTTTTATTTTTAGTAGATATGTGAGAAGAAATTCTTTGTTCTAGAGATTTTGATGTTTGCCCAATATATGATTTGTTTGTTATTTTATTTGTTATCTTATAGATAATCATTGTTTACTTTTATATGCAAGTATGTTATAGTAACCCTTGTTTGGTACTTTCAAGGAAGGCTTTTATTTGCCAGCCCATATTGCTGATAGAATCGGAGCAAAGTTTGAAGAAATCGACTCTCCATTGTTGTTTACGGAGTTTCTTCTTAGCTTCCAGTAATGTCGGGTCTTTGGGAAGATAGAATTTTTCTATCTCATACTTTGTAAGTTCCCTGTCATAGTTGAATCGGTAATGGTCGTAACGGATGCCCTGAATTTTCTCAACCGCTTCCAACATTCGGTCATATCGGGCCTTTTCCTTGTAGAATAAATCGTCGTATTGGACTTTCAGAAAGGGCAACATGCTAAGTTTTTGTGTAACATCAAATTCATTGAAACGGACTTGCTGGTCGATTGGATATAGCTCATATAGGCTCTTCCAAACCTCGTCCCTTTCTTGTTCTTCGGATGATGTGATGATTTCGTCTGGCATCTTGACATTTCTCCGTGAGTTATTTATAATTATTATATCAGCAGGAAACGGAAGTGTAAACATAGATGTTTACATTTCCCATAAATTGTGTTATAATGTAAACAATCAGAATTGTGGAGGTTTTTTTATGGGCGTTGTAAACATCAATGCTAAAGCTGTTATTCGTGATAAAAGTGGGGAATGGTTCGCAGGGGTTCTCAAGAAGAACAGGTTCATTCCTATCAAGAAGATTGAAAAACTTGAAGATGTTGAGGATGTGAAGAAGTATGTCACCCTGAAGCAATACTTGAGGATTCAGTCAAGGGACATCAACAAGGCACAGGCCATTCTCGACTATCTTGGTATAGAGAAGGCGTTTATTCTTCCGAAGTCTGACACATCGAATCTACTATTTCTTCCACAGAAAAAGAACGGTAGTCTCTGTAACTCTTGCGCCAAAGAGTGTTCGGGGATAGGTGATACGGTCATCTATACCTGTAGTGAGTTTGTCCAGAGGAGTATCCAGTAATGGATAGTAGACAGCTTGAGAAGTTGATAGTCAAGGCTTGTTTGTTGGACAAGTCTTTTCTTGTTACAATTGCAACCGTCTTTCATAGACAATACTTCGACAATCCGGTTATTGCTGAAGTGTTTACATTTATGAAAGACCACGTTGAGAAGTATGGAAATATTGCTCCACGGGAAGCCATAATCAGTAGTCTTGACAAGAAATATGAGGAAGATGTAAAGGAGCTTTTTCTTGAGATTGATTCGATAGATTTCGATGTTCCGAAGAATTATGACTATCTGTTTGACCAGACGAATGAATATCTCAAGGAGAAGGCAATCAAGTCAGCTATTCTCGAATCAGTTGATGTCATCAATCGTAAAGATGAGGAGAGAACGAAAATTCGTTCCATTATAGAAGCCGCGCTCTGTAAAGACCTTCGTATTGATATCGGTCTGGACTACTTTGAGATGTTGGGGGAAAGGCTGAAAAGAATTTTACATACATCCGTTGTTCGGGTTCCGACCTATTTCCCACAATTTGATGAATATCTGAATGGCGGATTTCCACCCTTTACCTTCTCTGTTATCGTTTCAAGAGTTCACGGGTTCAAGTGTGTGGGGGGAAATACTGTTATATCTGTAAAAGATGATAAAAATAATATCTTTTGTATAGAGATACAAGACTTTTATAAATATATTGAAACCGTGAACAAATATAAAAGTGGGGAAGTATGTGAAATGCCGTCAATTGAATCTTTTATCAGAAAGTATGGTGAAGAAGGAAAGGAGAAATATCTATCTTGGAAAGAAAATGTTGGAAAGGCAAGTAAGAATAGAAATACTATAGATTTCTTTATATCAAAATACGGTGAAGATGTTGGTAGAGAAAGATATAATTTATATATTGAAAGACAGAGAATTTCCCATTCTGAGCAAGTGAGAGGTAAAGAAAAACATAAAGAAATATCATCAAGAAGCGGTAATAATCGACTGTCTTATATAAAGAAATATGGTGAAGAGGATGGTATAAAGAGGTGGGAAGAAAGACAAAAGAAGTGGTTGCTAAAGATGCAATCAAAAACAGATGAAGAAAAGAAAATAATAAATGAAAAAAAGAAAACTACCTTGAATAATTTTATTGCTAGGTATGGTGAGACAGAAGGAAAACACCGTTATAGAAAAATGCTGGAAAGGAGAATGGATACTTTCAATAGTATGTATCCATCAATGTCGTGTAAGGGTTGCCTTGATGAAATAGAAAGAAGATTGAATATCGTTATAGATAGAGAATGTTTTGTTGATAGATTTGTTGTAGATGGTTTATATAAAAATAACGTAATTGAATTTTATGGGGATTATTTTCATTGTAATCCTATTCTATATGAGGAAAATTTTTATAATCCTTATATAAAAAAAATGGCCACGGATAAATGGAAAGATGATAATGAGAGAATTGATATAATTCGTAAATGTGGATATAACGTTTATATAATATGGGAAAGTGATTGGAATTCTGATAAAAATCGTATTATAGAGGAATTGAAAAATGTTATTCGATAATATATCGAAAAATCATTATAGTGTTGATGGTTACCAAGTTTATACTGATATTGGATTTGTTGACATTGATTATCTCATAGAGACAATCCCGTTTCGTAAGATGATTGTTTTGTTTGAGTCTGGTATTGAGCTTGAGTGTGCTGATAACCATGTTTTTATTACATCTGATGATAAGGAAATCTTTGCAAAAGATGTTTTCCCCGGTTGCAAAATAAAGGGAATTGATTGTGTTGAAACAATTTTTGATGTTTTTGATACAGGGGAAATTGTAGAGATGTATGACGTTTCTTTACCATACCATCATAAGTTTTATACAAACGGCGTTTTATCTCATAACTCAAATACTCTTGCTAATTTTGCTTCTCGTCAGGTTCTTCGTGGACATAATCCGATTATTTGCTCTCTTGAAATGTCGGAAGATGCTTTTGCACAGAGGTTCGACTCTATTTTCACGAACCTTGACATCAACAAGATTTATACTCTCAAGAGTATGTCAGACCAGTTAGTCAAGGAATTGAAGAAGGTTAAGGCAACAACCGGACGAGGTTCCCTGTTCATCAAACAATTTCCTACGGGAGAGGCGTCAGTTCAGGATATTCAGAGATATCTTCGTGAGTTGATTATGAGAGGCATCAAGCCGAGTATTCTTTATGTTGACTATATCAACATTATGAAACCATCCTATTCTAGCCGTGGAGACATGTATTCTGATGTGAAGAGGATTGCAGAAGAGCTGAGGGCGTTATCCTTCCGGTTCGAAATACCTGTTATATCAGTATCACAATTGAACCGTGAGGGGTCTATGGTTGCCTTCAACGAAGTGGATTTCGTATACATTTCGGAGAGTATGGGTGTTCCTGCCACCGCAGACTTTATGGCCATCTATGGTGTGGATGATGAGTTACTGATATATGAGAGTGAGTTACACTATAAGATAGTCAAGAATAGGTTAGGTGGTAGAGTGGGTGAGGTGGACAAGTTCTACTATGATGCAAGAACCTTGAAGATGTATGATGCAACGGAGCTTGACCCTTGGGTGCTCGATGCCCAAAAAACTGGCGATGAAAGAAAAACAGTAGAATTGAGAACGACTCCACAAACAGGAGAGAGAAGGAGAAGACAATGAACAACAATAGCTGGGCAGGATTTGGTCTGATAATTTTGGGGCTTATAATGGTCATTCTCAAGGTGACGGGATGGTTGGATTGGTCTTGGTGGATTATCTTTCTACCGTTTTATTTCCCGTTTGCCGTTGCTCTTGGTTTGCTCGCATTATTCCTGATAGGCGGTGCAATAGCCCTGTTTTTCATTTGTGTAGTTGGCGTTATTATGGGGATATATGAATGGATAAAAAAACAGTAAGAATGTTACAGCTTCTCGACAAACAGGTTCAATCCTGTGAGAGGTGTATTCTGTATAAGAACGGACGGGCCAAACCGTATTGGACGGAGAAGGCCCGTTTTGCCATTCTTGGAGAAGCTCCCGGTAGAGATGAGGTTGTGAACAATACACCTTTCATTGGTAAGGCCGGTGAAAAGTTCTGGTCTGCGATGGAAAGTTTTGGTCTGTATCGGGAAGACTTTCTCATCATCAATTCTGTCAATTGCAGACCTGTCAAGGACGGGAAGAACGGAAAACCGACAGATGAACAAATGGATGTTTGTAGAATGTGGTTTCGAAAGTATTTGAAAGTCCTGAAACCTTCGAAGATTCTTACGCTGGGTTCCTATGCCTACTTTACATTGACGGGAAACCGTAGTATAATGAAAGATATCAATGGGGTATTGGATTACAATGAAGAGTTTGGCACACAGGTAGTATATTCTGTTCATCCCGCATATGTGATTTATAATCCAGAGGAAGGACAGAAAATGTTATGTGAAAGTATAAAATGTTTCAAGGGAGTATAGAATGAAAGCAGAGGAAGTAAAAAAAATACTGGAAGAAAATATCAAGAAAGTGAAACAGATGTCCGTTGAGGAATATACACTCTACAGGAAGTGGCTGGAAATCAACGAGACAAAATGGAGTCAGAAGGAACTGGCACGAATTTGGGAAATCAAGAACACGATATGGGTTCCAGACGACCCGATGGATTATCTCAAGTTGGAACCCATCGTCATTCATGCTGATTCTCCCGACAGGCAGTTGACTTGGAACATCTTGAGAGTGTTCACGTCTACATTACAATGGTCGCAGAATTTGGGTAGGAGCGCCAAGTTCTACATCATTGACAATATCACGAAGAAACACCTTGGTGTCATCTCCTTGGGTTCTGACTTTATAACCATTGGTGGACGGGACAGATATATCGGATGGACACTTGACCAAAGACTGAAAGAGAATATGTTGAATTATACTGCGATGGGAAACTCAATTGTTCCCACCCAACCTCTTGGTTTCAATTACACGGGTGGGAAACTGGTGGCACTTCTGGTTCTCTCCGATACCGTGGAGAGAGTGTGGAATACAAAATATCCCGATGAGAAACTCGTTGCGGTTACTACCACCTCTGTCTATGGTGGACTTTCACAATATAATCGGTTGAAGTATTGGAGACAATGTGAGTCTACGGAAGGAAAAATTCCCATAGAACCTTCTGACGAGGCGTATGAGATTGTCAAGAATTGGGTGAGAGATACCTATCCAGACGAATACAGGAAGATGATATCAAAAAGGGAAGACGGCACATTACCCACAAGACCGAAAACAAAGGTTTTGAGTTTTGCCTATTCTACATTGAAGGTGAAGCCGGAAGAGAACAATGCACCCCGTGGTGTGTATTTTGCTGAATTATATAAGAACACAAAAGAGTTTCTCCGAAGGGAAACGGATGTCTTGGGTGAAAAGGCCTTTGACAATTCCTGTAAGGCACTATCTGACCTGTGGAAGGAACGATATGCAACACCAAGGATAAAGAATGTTCTTGAAACGAAGAGATACAACAGGGATAAATTGTTCTACGATGACCTCATTGGGCTGTCTTGGGAAGAGACAAAGAATAAATATTTGGAGAGCGTTGGTAGATAGAAAGGAGAAAAACAATGTCAACAAGAGAAGAAATAAGGGTTGTGTTGAATGGAGTGTTCTATGGTTCCTGTGCGTCCCTGAAAGAAGCTCTTGGTCTGGTTTTGGGCATCCGGTTGGAAAAGATTGACTATATGTCCGATGATGCGATACGAGCAAATATAGATGAGGCGATTTCGTTGGTTGAAGAGTTGTCGAAAGAGAAGAGTGATGCAAGACTGAAAAGGATGATAACGAACTCAAGGAAATATTTGAGTAGGGAATTGTCAAGAGAACAGTTGATACGGTTTTATACTGATATGATTATGGCAGGTGAGGGTCTTTCCACCCTGTCTGGATTTGGTATGTCAAAAATCACCAAGACATGTGGAAAGAGAAGGTCAACATCAGCCATTCGGCTAAATCCAGAGAGGATGTCTATATATGGAGAATGAGTTACGGTTTGTCGGAGAACATCATCCTTTATCAAATTTCTACCTTTGTAAAGTCAATATAGACGGGAGAGAGTATAAGACCGTCGAACATTACTATCAATCAGAAAAGGCACTCAACCCTGTTGACAAGGCAAGAATTATGTTAGCTGAGTCTCCCGCCAAGGCCCGAAGGCTAGGAAGACAGGTCAAGATGAGGTCTGATTGGGATGATGTAAAAGACCAAATAATGTATAAGGGGGTAAAGGCAAAGTTCACACAAAATCCAGAAGCAAGGGCTTATCTTCTTGCAACTGGTGACAGATATCTTGTAGAGGATGCATCATTCAGCCCATATTGGGGTTCAGGCCACGATGGAATGGGCAAGAACAAGATGGGTAAATTGTTGATGCAAATTCGTGATGAGCTTCGTCAGGAAAGGACGTGAAGGAAGAAAGAAGACCGTGGGGAAAGTTTGAGATTTTGCTGGATGACAAGACACACAAGGTAAAGAGAATTACCGTCAAGCCTACCCATAAATTGAGTTTACAAAAACATAAGAAAAGAAATGAACATTGGTTCATCGTGGAAGGTCGTGCCCTTGTTACTATTGGGGACGATTTCTTTGATATGGAGCCGGGAGAGTGTGTGGATATTCGAAAGGAGCTGTTTCATCGGATAGAAAACATTGGTAACGATGACCTTGTTTTTATAGAAGTTCAAACTGGTGAATACTTCGGTGAAGACGACATTGTGAGAGTGGTTGATGAATACGGACGAGTATAAATGGATTGAGATTATTGATATGTATACGGAGTCTTGGTATAAGATAGGGGAGAGGTATGAGGTTAAACCATATCGACATAATCCAATCACATTCTATGAAGTGAGAGGATGGAACGGTATAATCAATAGCGTGAATGGTGAGACAGGAGACAATACAAATCACCGTTTCTGGATATATATAGAACATACCAAAGAAATAGAACCACCTGTTATAGACGATAAATTATTTGTGATAGAATAATGTTCAAGAATATACATTACAACACGAAGACCTCTACCATTCATTTGTGGGAGCAAATCAATGGAGAGGACTTTTATTCTGACATACCTTGGGTTCCGTATGTCTACTTTCCTTATGAGAGAGGAGAGGTCAAGACAATTTACGGTCAACCCGTCACAAGGCGGAATTTCCGTTCCTACTCCGATTATTTCAGCTTCATCAAGGACAAGAAGGACATATTCGAGGACAGAGTAAGACCGGAAATTCAGTTCCTTGCTGAAAGATACTATTCAATTCCAGACGAGGAACTTACCGTTCCGAAGCTGAGAGTATATTCCCTTGATATCGAATGTGAGCTTCGTGTCGGATATCCAAGTGTCGATGACCCGAAAGACCCTATCAATCTTGTTTCCATCTACGATAACAAGACAGACACGACCACGGTGTTTGGTTTGAAGGATTATACCGGCGGAAAATTCTTCAACGAGAAATATGTTCGATACTTCAAGTGTGACAATGAAAGGATGTTGTTGAACCGCCTTCTCAATTTTCTGAACAAGTTTCCGCCGGATGTCATTACAGGATGGTCTGTCTATGACTTTGATATACCCTATATTATCAATCGTTCCAAGAGGGTGTTCAGCGACCCGAATGAGTATATGAGACTGTCGCCCATCAAGGATGTTCAGGTGTGGGAGGCGAAGAACGGAAAGATGAATGTCAACATTTCCGGTGTTTCCATACTTGACTATATCGACTTATATAAGTGGTATGCACCGACCAAACTGGAAAGATATTCTCTCGACTATGTGTCCAATTACGAGTTGGAAAAGGGCAAGGTTGATTACTCTCAATATAAAGACCTGAAAGAATTGTGTGAGAAAGATTGGAACCTGTTTGTCGATTATAACATTACGGACGCACTTCGTGTTCATCAGTTGGAAAAGAAGTTGGGCTATATCAATATGGTTCAATCCCTGTCTCTCCTGACCAAATGCCCGATGAGATATTATGACACGATGACACAGCTCATAGAAGGTCTTCTGTTGGTTTATTTCCGCAGACATCGGTTGTGTGCCCCGAAGTTTTATGGTGGAACACAAGAGACATTTGAAGCGGCATATGTCAAGGAACCACAGACAGGAAAGCATAATTGGGTTATTGACCTTGATATTGCCTCGTCGTATCCGACTGCAATCATCACCCTGAATATGTCACCGGAGACATATTATGGCAGGATACTTGACATTACGGAAGACACGGTTGTCCAGTATGTCAGACAAAAGAAGTTTCCTGCCTTCAATCTTCTCAAGGATGGTAAGAAGGTGACATTTGATGGACAGAGGTTGATGGTGTTCAACTCTGCTCTGGAAAAGAGGGCTATCACGATAGCCCCCTGTGGTTCCGTATTTTCAACAAAGAACAAGGGAGTTCTCGCTCAGGTCGAGGAAGAGGTTTTTCATAAGAGGATTGATATCAAGGGAAAAATGATAAAGATGAAAAAGTCTCTTCCACAATTGAGGGATGATGTCTTGAAAAAGACCGAAGAGAAGGTCAGCCAGTTCAACGGGTTACAGCATGCACTCAAGATTATTCTCAATGCCATGTTCGGTGTTACGAGTGTTCCATATTCTCGGTATTTCAATGTGAACATATCAGAGGCCATTACATCCTGTGGTAGACAGACTATCAAGGCAGGGGAGAGATATGTAAACGATTTATTGAACAATCCAGATAAAAATGACGAATTAAGAGCTTTTATTGAAAAGTATAAATAGATTATATACCATATATTCTTTTTATAGGAGATAGGAGTGGCGATAATCTATAAAATTACAAATAAAATAAACGGAAAGTTTTATATAGGCAAGACGGTTTCAAGTCTTGAGAAAAGAATATCATCACACAAAAAAGACCGTAGAAACATAACGCCCCTTACAAGGGCAATAGACAAGTATGGATGGGAAAATTTTGATGTTGAGGTTCTTTGGAGGGGAAAAATATCAGAGGTAAACGAAAGGGAAATTTTCTTTATAAAAGAAACAAATGCTATAAAAAATGGATATAATTGCACATATGGTGGTGATGGGTGGATGCCGGGGGAAAGACACCCCTTTTATGGGAAACAGCGACCAGATGATGTGAAGAAAAAAATAAGTGAAACAAAAAAGAACGGATATCACCCAACAAGGGGGAAAAAATTGCCCCAATGGTGGATTGATAAATGTAAGCCCGGCAGAGGGGAGTTACATTGGAACAGTAAAAGATATATTGTTATTTCTCCCGAAGGCGTTGAATATAAAATAAAAGGCTTGATTGATTTTTGTAAGAAACATGACCTACAACAAACTTTGATGTCACACGTTGCTGCTGGGAAAAGAAATCATCATAAAGGTTGGAAGTGTTTTTATGACAAAGAAGAATGATTATGTTTTATATTCAGATACAGACTCTTTGTTTATTGCTGCTGGGAGATTTTTGTCTGACAACGGCGTGGACCTATCAAAATATAGTGATGATGTTATTATAAAAATGATACTTGAATTATCATCAATTATCGAAGAATATGTCAATGAATCTTGTTATCGTGAGGTTCAGAGAAAGATGTATAACTCTCCTGTAACCGATTTCCGTATCAAGTTCAAACAGGAGATGGTTGCAAAGACCGCATTGTTCGTGAAGAAGAAAAAATATGGATACTGGGCTGTCAATGAAGAAGGCGCTCCGGTAGAC